GCCGCCCGACCACCGCATCAGCCTTTGCTGCAATAAAATTTCGTAGCCTCATGATTTGCCAAGCATTTCTGACAGACAAAAAAGCAGCGTCTTGCACCCTTCGAGACGCTTTCAAGCTTGCTTCATGGGGGCCGGGTGTATATATTCCCTGCTCTTGGCGCTACCGCCCCGATGGCGAAATTGGTAGACGCAAGGGACTTAAAATCCCTCGTCCTTTGGACGTGCCGGTTCGACCCCGGCTCGGGGCACCATTTAGAATCAAGGGGTTATGTGGTTTTAGTCACTTATCCCTTGGACTTCATGCTACGCAATAATTAATGCTGCACCGCAACTCGTCGTAAACCCTACCCTCCCGGCGTCCTGCCGACGAACACCGCTCCCCAAATCCGAAGCACTCGACTACTGAATGTTTAGGCGTTATGCCTGAGTTTTAAATCTTGCGAATCCCGAACTGCGCGACCTTGACCGCTGAGTTCTGCGCCACACCGGCAGCGAGGTACAGACCCATGCGTGAGGTGATGACCGTTTCCATCAGATCAATGGTCACGCGCTGGGTCTCCAGTTCCCCGGAGAAGCTGGCCGGCATGGTAAAAGTCTCTTGGTACTTGTCCATCGACCGATAGTAAAACGTGGACGAAGCACCGCTGACCGTCTTGGTGGTGGTCAACTCAGCCTCCCAAGCCAGAATGCGACGAACCCATGATTTCCAACGCCGACACCATTTCGATAACGTCGCCAGCCGCCAGGCTGGTCTGCACCACGTTGGCCGTAGGTTGCATGTAGACATAGCCACCAGCCAGCGCCATGTTGCCACGCAGCTCGATGCACTGCGCCTCACCATAGGCGGCAGGTTCCTTGTACCAGCGAGTCGTGACGCCGGTCAGGCCAGAGCCAACGGCCTTGTAGCCGTCCGCCAGTACCGCCCCGGCCACAGCATTCACGCCAGCCGGTAGCGCGCCGCCAGTGCCCGTCAGCAGAGGGTTGGCATTGAGGCAGCCGAACAGGAGGATGGCCGAGTAAACGTCGCCAGCGTCCGTGGGCAAAGGGATGCCGGGAAATTCGAAGTTGGCAGTAATGATCGGCACCACTCGCGAACTGATGAACTCAGCACCCAGGAGGTTCGGGTGCAGGCCTTCCACGGTCATGGCCTCGTTGAAGCCGTCCCAAATATTTACGACCGGCACGAACTGGCTGACGTAACTGATCACCCAGTCTTTGTAGGCGATCGCATCCCCCAGCGCCTGCCTGGTCAGCACCCTGCCGCCGAAGCGCGGAGTACCCGTGCCGACGATCAGGTACTTGCCGGGCGTGTTCAGGAACACGGTGACGATCTTGATCACGTTGGCGTTCGTGTCGGCCAGGCTCATACCTGACGTGGTGCTGTCGTTGGTGCGCGACAGCAGCAGCCACAAGTCGGCAGTGGACGAAGCAATGCAGGCCGGCAGCCTGGCCAGAAACTGCCCGGTATGGTCGCCGAGCTTTCCTTGGTTGTCGACGTGGCTGGGAAACAGGCCAGTGCGCGCCGCGATCCAGGCAGCGAAGCCATACGCCTCGGTACCGAATGACGTCGCCGCGATGGTGTGGCAGTTGCCTTAGAAGCTATCGCCGAGAAGGCACAGACCACGCCGTATCGGCTAGCCGCGTTGGATCGGGTTTACTAGAAGGCTCATCGAGTCACCTCGAAGACAGCGCCACCATTGGATGTAATGCGCGTCGAAGAATTTCCGAGCTGCAGCAGGTAGCCGCCGTCTTTGGTGAATGTGTCGGTAACCACCCAGCTACCGCCGGCCTGCTTTCGACGGTCACGCTGTCGCCGTTCGCCTTGACGATCAGCATCGTCTCGCCCATGTATTCCTGAATCAGCTGGGTATTTGCCATTTTTTTATTGTTCCGTTACTCAGGGGGTAATCAGGAAGTTGCCGGAGCGCTCGCAGGACAGCCCCGATATTTGGGACTGGTTATAAGCCTCGCCAGCTCTCTCGTTCGCGCGTCAGCCCTGCCGAGCAAGTCGGAGAGCACCAAGGGGGCGCGAATGGCTGATTATTTTGAAGGCTCTTGTAGCGAGTCATAAATTCGGGAGCAGGCAGTGCCTGCGATTCTTGAACTATCTAGAGCCGCAGCGAGTTGATGATTGAGCTGTACAGAGCCATTAAATAAAACTCGCAGGGTCTCTACAGCTTTTTTACCATCAGCCTCTCGAAACTGTAGCTCCCACTGTAAGAATTTTTCATTCAACGCAGCACCACATCCCGGATTGCATATATCTCCTACGTCCTTCTGTCTCGCGATATCTGGCAGTAATGGTATAACCGGCGAGATAGCAAGCGCATATCCCAATTTCTCAGAAGGGCCTTCGAACGGGACAGGCGAAAATTTTGCAACAACAGCACTTGCCCATTTCTTAAGATCGGGATCAAGCTTGTCCCCATCACTCTTTAGCATGCCAACAGCCAATGTTAAGTAGTCTCTTTTGATTCCGTCTTCCGCGATACTTTGCTGAACTGCATATCCGGTCAATGCCAAAACTATAGGAATAGCGACTGCTGAAAGTATTGCGGAAATGGACTGAGCCTTAGTTAAAAACGTATTTTGATCCGACATATTTCCCCCATTATTTTCCTCATCCTAGTTGCATGCTCCGGTAGTTACAAGCAAATCTCGCTCATAGCCAATTCGCTGCCTACACTCAGCCAGCAGCGCCCAGATCTTTACTTCCAACAAGTCAGATTTCTTTAGGCCAGTTGCCGCAAATATCGGTTCGGCGACGATTGGCGTGCGACATAACACCTGACACCTGCACAAGTACTTCGACGCGCACAGTCCGGACCTCATGCTTCGGCGTGGCACATGCGGCCAGCCCTGAGATGATCACCAGTTGGAATATTTTCCGGAATAATCTGGAGCGGTTATTTTGGTGGTGCCTCATAAGCCCAGTTCCTGATCAATTATCGTCATCGCCGCCGAGGCCGGGTCGCCACCGGTTAGCTCTTGCTGGATGCGGCTGGCGGCAGCGTAGTCGGATTGGGATCTAGCCTTCGCACCATCAATAGCGATTTGAGCCGCCTTCGCCCGCTCCTGGGCGGACTTCACAAGCTTGTCCAACGCCAAGTGCTGCTCGGTCGTAAGGGCCAGCAGATTCCCATTTACTGTTTTCTCAGTGGCCAGATTGCCATTTGCCGAGTCAAGCAAGGGCTGATAATACCGGGCAGCCATCCAGCCGCCAGCAGCAGCGCCGATACCCATCAGAATCAACGCGGCCAGCAGCAAGCACGCCGCGTTCCACTGCAGGGCCTTCACGCCAACACCTCAAGTGCTCGGGCATACAGCGCCTGCCGATCAGCCAGGCCGTTCCTGCCGCCGTTGATGCGCTTGGTGATGGTCACGAACTCGCGCTTGTCGGCAAACGTATTGAGCGCGGCCCGGTGCCAGAACCACGCCGCCGACATCGCGGCGTGCTGCGGTAGCTCAAGCAATTCGGGGTGGTCGATCAGGTCCAAGCCCAGCGCTTCGCCGCACTCTTCGTAATTGGCCCTGCCCGTCACCTGGATCAGGCCACGGCCACGGTATTTCGAGCCGTCACCCGCAACGGTGTTGCCAAGGTCCTTGCGGCCCTCGTACCCCAGCTGCTGCGTAGTCGGCCTCCATATCTCGCGCACGTAACGCAGCTGACCGGACTCATGGCCGACCTGAGCAATGAATGCCGCGATGCGCAGCGGTGTCACGATCTGGTACTTGCTCATAGCGGTGTTCAGGACAGGTGCAAAAACGCCGGCTCTCTGGCCGGCGTTTGGGAGGATATGCAGCAGCTGCTGCGATGTGATGGACATTCGGTTTTCTCCGGGCAACAAAAAGCCCGCACTGAGCGGGCCGGGATCTTACGGTGCGGTTACGCCGACGCTGTATCAGCACTTGCTTCGCTGACTGGGTCAGCAGATACCTTGGCCGTGACGGTGACTTTGGCGCTGTAGTCCTTGAGCAGTTGAGCGGTGAACACCTGGGCGGTGGGAAACTGGCTCAGGATTTCGCGCGCGCGGCTGTCAGCCTCGGCCTCGGTGGCGTAGCGCGTGCTGTTGGTAGCATCGAAGCTGTTGCTGCTGCTGTTGATTGCGATGAAAGGCATGGTGAATCTCCGGCGTTATGAATCAATTGAATGGAAATGGTAGAACTGCGGTATTGACGACCAGTGCAGTCGGCATTCTGTCCAGCGGTAATTGATCAACGCTGCCAAGCAACGTGTAGGGCGAGGTAGAGCCCACCGTGATATCTGTTGTTGCGCCAGCAGGCCCGAACATAAAGCTGATACCTGCCGTAGGCACCCTCTGACATGCCTACGTATTGCCCGTTTACATTGTTGAGCGGGCTACCTCATATATCTAGGCAGTTTCGTGCAAAGTGTAAATATGCTGCGTACTCTCCTGCTAACAAACTCACGTCAACCACAAAGTGCGCGACAGGATCGACGCTTGCTGTTTGCGCTCTTATGCTCTGCCAACTCCCTCCATTTTAGGGCGAAGGATATTTGTCATACCTATCCTTTGCACTTGGCTGGGAATATGCAAAATTCAAAGGAGTCTGAAGAGAGTTGAAAGTTATCTTACCTGAAGCATTTCTCGTTTTAAAAAATGGCGGACTACCTGCAGTATTACGCATCAGGTCAAAAACGTAAACTTTGGTATTGGAGTCTGCACCGCTGAAAAAGAAATTCATGGTATCTCCGTTTCGGTAGCTACCCTGCAGCGTTCCTTTTCCGGTTAGAAAGCACATGGGTGACTGAGCATCATTAACCGTGACGCTAAACATCTGATCACCCGACCGAAACGAGTCCTGATAACTATTAGGGTCGTTAGGATCTACGTTAGATCCTCTGAGATACTTTCTCGGCCATGTCTCATCTGCAGCGAGGTAAGCACTTTTAACCAAACCATAAGCTACGTAATCACTGTTGTACACAAGCGAGCCGTTGGGTCTTCTGAAAATAAGCGGCATTAGAAGTACCCGAAAAATATTCGACAATTCGCGGCGAAATATCCCCAGCCCGGAGCAAAGGAATAGTTCCACGCCAAGGAGTTACCCGACAGGGTAACCCCCGGACGCTTACCCTTCTCCCTCTGAAGATCGACCAGAGGTACAACGTGATAGTACATCGCCTTACCGTCTGGAGCAGAAGGTAAAGATGCCGATCCATTGGCACCCCCAGTATCAACCCACCCCATGCTCTGAGTGATACTCATGGTAAGGTCCATTATTGTTTGGCCTTGCTTGTTGCAAAAGATCATGCCAGTCATACTAAACCTCTACCATGTTAATTCCATAAGAACGACACCACCGGACACGGCGAACAAACCATCCTCTTTTAAGATGCAACAACTTCCGATCTTAGTCCTGTTTTGAATCGTCAACCGCCCTGCATTGAAGTCATCGATCATTAACGGCTGTCCGAAACTGTTAAATGCCGACGAGTAGATACTTTGTCCTACCAGCACATTAGTGATAGTGGCTTTGTTTATTATCGCTTCAGCAATGAACACCTGTCCATTTTCGACTGCAAAGGGAGAAAATACTGTTCCGTTGTTCGGGTTACCTTTTAGAACTACGAATGAGTCAGCACTAACAAAGAACTGAGATTGAGTCGGCCCAGTTTCATTACTTATCCCAAGGCCAAAGCCCGCCCCCCATTGAATGCCGTTTGCCGTCGTCCCTAATTTCACGGCATATGAGCTTGATATTTTTCCATTTGCGGATGCCGCAGCGTTGATTGCCTGTTGTGCGTAAGCATTGGCGTTACCCGCCGTGGCTTGCACATCATCGACCCTACGCGACAAAGCACCATCGGCATCTGTTCTGGTAACTGATTCGCTTTGGATTGCTGAATAGGCGGTGCCCATAGATGCACTTTCCCGCGCTCAGCAGACAATGCGGAATAGATGAACTTGCCGGAGGGTATGACCTGCGGCGACTGCGTGCACTACCCCAGCAGCAGCCTGGCGAAATGAAGCGCCTACAAAGTCGCGTGCGGCACGGCAGACGCTAGCAACAAGTTCACTTGCCGCCCAGCGGATACACGGAGCTGACAAATGGCCCTGACCCAGAAACAACGGGACGAGAGGACGGCGCTCAAGCGGCAGAAGGCCAGGGAAGAGGAATTGCGGCTAAGGGTTCGGCCCGGCACGAAACAGGCGCTGAAAGAGCTGAGGAAATGAGCGAAGATTCAGGAACAGTGTGATGTGCTCACCTTGATGATTACATATGGAAAGCTCTTGGAACCGAAAGAACGCTAACGGCGCTATTTATCCCGCGCCTCGTAGCTATAAGCTATAGCGTTCTTATATTGTATTTAAGCCTTTTTATAATACGCCAAAGATGAAGGTAAGTTTGGCGAATCTATCTACCACTGCATTTAAGACAGTCTCCTAATGAAAGAATATAGTCAAGTAGCTATTCCCCTTGTAGTCTTCCATACGCGAAGGCCTTCTTCATTCCTACCAAGAGAGGATCTGTCGACAATGGCTACATGCTCTTCATTCAATAGCAAATCGACATTCAAATTATCAAAAAGATAATACTCGTTCGCAAACCTTAAAAAATTACGCCCTTTCTCACTTGAGCAGTTATAGAACAAGAATACAAGCTCATAGTCGGACAAAAGCGATCTAACAACCAACGCCAAACTTTTCTTATCTGGATGATTAGAGCTTTCTACAAACCTGAAAACAGCATACAAGCTTCTAAAATATAACCCAAGATCTCCTTGATGCTCTTCTAAAACGGACGCATATGCAGTTTTTGCGCATTCGATGTCCCTTTTTAAATCTACTTTATCGACCCCCTTCACGTTATAGTACGTGTTGCGCATTTTCATATGCCATCGTTTAAAACAGTCCCTACCTTCGTAGGTAACAGGATTCGCGGAACGAATTGAGTGGAGATCGAACCCGACAATCACTTGCTGCTGTAGCGTAAGCATACTGTAAAACTGTGATTCGATCTGCTGACGCAGAGTGTCAGCCCGACTGTCTTTTATATCAAGCCTTTGGAAATAGAGAGTCAACATTACCCCTGTGAATGCCAAAGCAGAAAATAGCGCATTGATCACCCCAAAAGCGTCGCCGAATGTTCCCGACCTAACACCAATCATCTGGCCTTCTTTATCTAGAGGACCGAGTGTCCCTTGGTACAGAAAATAGTAATAACCGCCCCAGATAGATAGCACCAAAAAGGCCGCTAGCCATATTGCCTTTGATCCGATTTTTCTCAACATAGAATTTCCATTTCATAGCCTAGCCTCGAAGGGCACTTAATACTCCATCTCAACCCAATTTGAAACTGTCTGGTGCCGGCGGGAGCGTAAAAGGGCCCGCTCCAACCAACGCCCATGTCCAAACCGACAGACATCGCCGAACTTCTCAACGAACTGAATGGCGGGGCTTTCGCCAGCCAGATCGGCCACGCCCTTTCCGAAGTTGCCGCCGGAGTCGTCGACCACGGCAAAGCCGGGAAGGTGGTCATCACCCTGGACTTCTCCCAGATCGGCGAGTCCAGCCAGGTGAAGATCAAACACAAGTTCGACTACAAGGTGCCGACCAAGCGAGGCACCCGCAGCGAGAACACCAGCCTCGACACGCCAATGCACGTTGGCTCCGGCGGCAACATCACGCTGTTCGCTGAAGCTCCGCACCCCGGCCAGCTATTCGAGCGCGACCAAGCACCGGTCAAGCCGCGCACCTGATCAACCGCAACAACCCTTCCTCCCCAACGAGACCTGACAAATGTCCCTCACGAAAGAAGCAATTCAACTGATCACTAACATCGCGCTGATCGCGGAAGGCAAAGAGATGAACACCGTCACGCCAACCATCGTGCTGCCCGAAGGCGCGAAGGTAGTGAACCTTGAGCAATTCGGCGCAGGCCGTAGCCGTTTCCGTGGCACGTTCCCCACCAACTCCCTGGCGGACTTCGCCAAATACGTTTCCAACCGGTCAGTCGCCGATGCAAAAGGCTTCATTAATCAAGACGAAATGACCTGTTCGATGCTGTTCAACCTGGGCAACGAGGAAGTGCTAGGCCACGCAGATGATTGCGCGGTGCTGAAGCTCAAGCCAACCGCTGCCTATCAGGCCGTGCAGGCCATCAGTGGCCGGGGCATGTCGCAGAAGGATATGAGCGACTGGATTGAAGACTGGCACAGCACTCTCTCGGCGGTCGGTGATGACCTGAAGGATATCCCGCTGGCCAAAGCCATCGCCGACGTGCGCACGATCACGGTCAAGGCATCGTCGGAAAGCGATCACACCGTCAGCGAGACACGCGCCAGCCGCAGTGCAATGGATTCCATCGAGGCGACCAGCAAGAAAACTTTGCCCACGTCGCTGATCTTCTCGGCAGTGCCGTTCGAAGGCCTTCAGATGCGCGAGATCATCCTGCGAATCTCGGTCATCACCAGCGGCGCACAGCCGGTGCTGAAACTGCGCTGGGTCGGCGAGGACGTGCAGCGCGAAGAGATCGCGCAAGAGTTCAAGTCGGTGCTTGAAGCGAAGGTGGGCGATGCCGCTCAGCTGGCTCTGGGCAGCTTCTCGGCCTGAGGATAGGATTCCGCGCCACGAAATCACAGTGTCGGAAATCGTGGCGCTGGAGTTTTTCCGCAAGAGCATGCTGAAGACTCAGCAGTGTTCCGGGTATGAACTGAAAGCGCCCGCTACTTACGAGCAAGGATCAACCGATCAGAACTTTCCTCCTTGATTTTGTAATCCCGCAGCTCATTGAGAGCAGACATACGGCCAGCGAAAACCGCAATTTTTATTGCACTCGCAGCTACTACCGGCCCGAGCGTAACGGCAGGAAAAGTCCCAATTGTAAGCGCACCAGCTGCAGCAGCTTTTGCCCGCGCATTATGAATTTTGAAGGTCCCAATCAAAGATAACGTCGCGATTGATTACGCTCCAAATGCAATCAACCACGCAACTTTTCCTTTCGCCTTAATTTTGAAAACCATTGCCCGGAGATAGCCTTCAATTTCGATTTCATCCGCACCGCTGTTGATGGCATCAGCAAGCTCTCTCTCATCTATTGCATTACGTTTCATCTGTCCAACCTCCATATCAATGGAGGTTTTATCGGTCAAGTCGCTGAAACCTTGACCGCTGCTACTCAGCCTTTTCGCTGTCGACAGTACTCTCTGACGGCGAATGCAATGGAGAAAAACCATGAGCCGATACATCGTGCTCAGCCTCAAGCACACCAAGCTCCGCGATAAGACGATCACACTTTGGCAAGGTAACGACAAAGGCTACTGCTGGAAGCCGGAGCCAGCGGGTGTGTACACCGAAGCCGAGGTTCTGAATCACCTAGGCTACTACAACAGCGGCTGCTCGAATAACGCCATACCGGCAGAGCTGGTTATCGATTTGTGCGAAATGATCGAGTACGACACCAAAGAGCACGGGGTCTGCCTTCCAAATAGGGCTGGCATCTGGTCGAAACTGCTGGCAGCAGTGATCAGGCCAACTCAGTACGAGCCAAAGCCTGAGTATAGTGGCGCCAGGTACACCGAGAAAAGCCTGTGGAATAAGCACCAGCGCTGCGAGCAGGTCAATCAGGTGATCAAGATCATCGGCGACCACGGCCGAAGGTTCTTCTTCAGCGAGTCGAAACAGCGTTACGCCAGACTGGAAGTCGATCGGCGCGGCAAGGTATGGCTTATTGACGATTACACGGGTATGTGGGTCTTCACCCACCCCACTACCTGGGGCGGACGCTGGAAAGGCTTCAGCCACGGCGGCACCCTCAAGGCTCTGGCCGAGCGCTTCCGCGATTACATCTGCGAAGGTAAGCAAATGCCTATCGGTTGGCTCGGACCTGAGCGCTTCGACGACTCAAACATCTGGGGTTACGACGAAGTGTCGATGCGCACGGTCAGAGAGCAGGCCAGCGCCCTGCCGGTGTTTTTTCAGGCAGAAGCAGTTGCTGCCTAACCATCCGCTGTGGTCAGCGCCATGCCACGAGCCATCTACTACAGACGCTATAGCAATGCAGAGAAGAAATTCTCCGAAGATGGAAGTTAATCAATTCAACTTCCGGAATTATCTTCTGACTCATCCAATATCTTTTTTAGTGATATAGCTTGATTACTGTAAGCTATTGACATAGCGAGCATTAAGATCGTCATCGCTCCAAGAGTTAAGATAACGACTCCGAAATATTCTCCAGAGGGCCAACTAACTAACATCGTCATAATAAGCAATGCAAACAACTTATAGCTTATCGCCCTAAGCATCAACCAATTTATATCGGCCGCCCAGCTTATCCTGGTACGGTCATTCTTAATTAGTTCAGAAACTTGCGCGACGCGCTTATTAGCACTCTGCTCGACGCGCTTCTTCCATGCTGAAGAGAATCGGCTAAATACAGTATCAACGCCTGTTTTTACATACGCAGCTAAGAGGCTAATTAGAAGCCCAACCACTACCACAGACACCCACCATGACACATCCTTTAAGTTCAATATAAAAGTGTCCATTAAGCCTTCACCAATATAGTAAGTAATCGATTGCACACGCGACCCGTTGAAATTATCGCATTTCTTATGCTGGTCGGCTACACACTCTTGCGGTGCCGTTTCTGATCGGCCTGCGAATCACCAATGATTTCACTGCTCCCGCCTGACCGGTTCACAGCTCCCCGGAGAATAATATGAGCAAGCAATGGGAATTGGTGCCCGCCTCGATCGCGCCAGCTGTAATGCACGCTTGTCTCTCTACAAGATGTCCGGGACTACGGTCGTCAGTTTTTCCGGTGACCGGACCAGCGCCTACATGCTGCGCTGGACTGCTGCCATCGCCACAGGCCTGGCGCTCTTCGCGCTGTACGGTGCCCGCTGATGATCAGTCCAGAGCTGAGCATGATTTAGCGCAAGCGAGGCTTGGTTTTGTTTGCGAGCAGATTAGCGGAGGTTTATATCGACCTCTTGAATAATCTGGCCTTCGCTCAAAGGTTCAGACCTGATAAACGCTACCTTCACATGAGGGTTTTTCTGCCGAAACTCATCATCCAAATATGCTTGAGGTTCGCCAAATTCAAGCACCAACAGATTATCGCCTCGGCGCTTTATCCTGCTAAACGTCAAGCCGCCGTCAAACTCCAATAAATCGTCATTATTTGCGAACTCAAGTTGTCGCTTCAGATCACCAACAGTAATGCCTGAATTGCTCATAAACCACCTCGTTGATCCGGCGCCATGCCGGTCATCATCTATAGCTCACCCCCAACCTATTTGCCACCACCGGACACGGATGGCGGCGCCTGACTGGAGATAATCCATGGATAAAAACACGAAGATCCTGATCCCGGAAATCCCCGGTGAATGGACACAGTGCCTTCGTTCAGGAAAAACAAACATCTGGAACGAAGCCAGACATGGCAGGCCGCACGCCAATGGCTCTCCAGAGGTGAGGCTTGACCCTCCAGAGCCAGGGCTTTATGCCGAGCGTATCGATGGAGCTTGGTACTAGGTGTCTGGCTGCGCCAAGTGCAAAGGAAAAGGCGAGAAGTACAGCTACTCGGTGTGCGACAAGCACAATGTTTGCCGTCTGTGCAGCACTCACCGATTGAAGCTTACGGAAACACCATAGGGCCATCCTGACGGCTTCACATGCAAGCCTTGCCAGGACGCAGAAGACGCCGTTGCGAAGGCCGAAGCGCTGGCCAAGGTCGCCGAAGCGGAGTTCGACGAGTGGGATTACCGCCATCAAAGTGAGTGCAAGTGCCCTCACTGCGCGACGGTGATTCACATCGACTCTGAAGAATACGGCGATAAAACATGGACTGCGACACCTGCGGAGGCCTTTTCAGCCTCCAGCTGGAATACAGCCTCACCTTCACCACAACAGTGATCGGCGAACGCATCACGGCCTGATCCACCCGCCCCACTTAATTTAAAGTTTTCTAAACTTAACTCAAGTCTTAATTCCATGAAGGCCTTCTATAGCCTCATCAACTCTTTTCAAACTCCCAGGAATGAAATGCGCATTATTAACGCCGGATAAGAAAATTGGCGTTTGAGCTTGTTTCGCTATCCCATCCACGTCAACCAGAGCACTTTCGACCTCATATATGTAGCCTGCTATTTCATTGTCTAGCCCAGGGCTTGCAACTGTTGACTTAACCCTAGCCATCGCATTTTCCAAGAAAGAAATAAACCTAGGCAGCTCAGATCTTGGAATATTCGTAACGGTAAGAATTTCGTGGGTATTATGTATAATTTTTCTTGCGTATTCCGAAACATCGATTGCTCTAGAAATAGCATCTTGACGAGCTCTCCGGTCTATTTTGGCACGATGCCTCCTTTCTCCTCCCGCGATCCAGATTGCAGAGACGATTGCCAGTATTGACCCAATAGACTGAACCCAAGCAGCTGCCTCGACTTTGGATAAAGAGAAGAGAAGCGCGGCTGCAACTGGGAATATCACCAGCAAAATCAGCAGGCTCGATAAAAACACCAACACGACAAATACCCGTCGCGCTACGAGCATCATTAAATTCCTAGACTGCATTGCCACTCCCTGCTCTTAATTTACCCCAGTCCTAAATACCCTAAATCACCCCAGCCCGGCAATGCCGACGCTATCCGGAGTATCTATGTCCGCATTTCAGCCCGCGCCTTCCATGGGCCTCCCTTTCGAGAAAGAACTGGTTGTTGATCTTTTCGCCGGCGGTGGCGGCGCAAGTACCGGTATTTCCCGCGCCTACCGCGAACCTGACGTGGCCGTAAACCACAACCCGATCGCACTCGCCGTCCACCGGGCCAACCATCCGCAGACTGACCACTATGTGGCAGGAGCACCGGCCGGCCTGCGGATCATCCGGACATGGCAGAGATTATGGAATCCATCGGCGAGTTCGTGCCAATGGCCAGCCTTGTGCGCGGACTTGGGTATAACGTCGAATGGCGTGAGCGCATCGCCGCCAACGCCGGAGCGCCAACCATCCGTAAACGTCTGTACCTGGTAGCCCGCAGCGACGGAAAGCCAATCGTCTGGCCGGCACCAGTCAGGCATAAAAAGCCAGTCGGCAAGCAGCTTCCTTGGCGCGGCGCCGCCAAGTGCATCGACTGGAATAATGTGGGAAAAACAATATTCCGCGACCGGCCGATGGCTGCAAACACCATGCGCCGCATAGCGAAAGGCTGCTGGCGGCATGTGCTGACCAGCTCCACCCCTTTCATTGTACCGATGTGCGGCACTTCTCCATCGCACACCAGCTCGCATGGTATGGGCGAAGCGCTTTCAACGATCAGCGCGGGCGGCAATCACCACGCTCTGGTTGAACCGGCGCTGGCGCCCTTCCTCACCGAGTGCGCGAACGGGTCGTCCCAGCGCAACTTCGACGCCGAAGAGCCGCTTCGCACGCAGGTCGCTCAGGTAAAAGGTGGCCATTTCGCGATGGTAGCGGCTCACCTGACGGCTTTTGGCCAGAATGCTGTTGGCAACAACCCTTCTGAGCCCATACAAACAGTAATGGCAGGAGCAACCCGCCACGGCATAGTTTCCGCATTCTTCGAACAGGCCAATGACGGCTTCTACAACGGTGACGGTCGGGCCGCACATGATCCACTTTCGACGATCTGCCAGTCTGGCGCGAACCAGCGATTGGTCAGCGCGTACCTTGTGAAGTACTACGGCAGCGTAAAAGACGGAATTTTCAATGACCGAGCCTATGCACACCCTGCCTACGAAGGATCGCGTGGCGTCAGTGGAAGTTGTTCAAGTTCCGGACACGCTCACACCAGAGCAGATGGAGGGTGCGCGCCGCTGCGCAGCCTTCATGCACGAATACCTGCTCGAACACTTCAAAGACCCCGCGGAAATGGTGTTGGTTGATGGATACGTGCTTGTCGACATTACACTTCGCATGCTCCAGCCGCCCGAACTTAAGCGGGCTCAGGGATTCCCGGAAAGCTACATCATCGACAGGGGCTTGTTCGTCGATCCTGAAACCGGCGCCGAGCAATGGCGCGACGTCAATAAAACGGATCAGGTTCGGCTGATAGGCAACAGCGTCTGTCCGGATGAAGCCGAAGCCATCGTGTCTGCGAACGCAGCAGACCTTATCGAAATGTACCGACGCCTGGCCGCCTAACCCAGAGGCATCACCATGATCAATCTCTTCTGGCGACTGCTCGCCAAGCTACTCGCGCGTCCGGCAATCGCCGCCTAGCTAATCACCCCTTGACCAATCTTAACTGAGGGCGAGACCCAGGCGGCGGCAGGAACTCCGTCTTCGCAGAGTCGACGATATCGCCCAGCGCCGCTAAGTAAATTTTGCACAGTTCGCCAGTACTAAGCTGCCTTAAATGCTCTGGAACCGACTCAGGCATACTATGAAAAACCTGCCTCGCCTCAACAAGCGATGATGGTATCTGAACGTAGTATTTAATCGGCTCTCCGTCCCCAATATCCATAAGCCAACCGGAACCGCCGGTTTCGTCACCAACGAAAAAGCCAGTGCTATCAAACGGTGGTTTTTCGAGATTGCTGAGTATATTGGAGTTAAAGGACTTGACATTAATCTCCCGTTCAATATCTAACTGCCCTCGTTTTTCAAGATTGTTTCTGGCGTCAACAAAGTACTTCATTAATGGATCTGCTTTCATTCGTTCCTGATGGGGGCTGTACCAAGTAGTAAACTTTTGCTCGCCGACAATAGTTTTTAGATTTTGTATAACAAAGGTTACTGACCTGCCAAATACAAGTACGTTCCGCAATCCGGCAGATTTTTGCTCAGGAGGTCCGGAGTTCAAAATATTTAATCCGAAGTGTGCGGTACTTAAAGTTTGCTCAGTACGAGCAAGAGCTTGCTTCACTTCCTCAATGTCCATGTATGGTTTCTTCCAGTAGTTCCCGTTGAAATTTTTTCGCTCGCTTGCGCTATCGCGGACAGTTCGGCGAATACCGCGGTATCTGGTGACAGTGTATGTCAACTGGTACCTAACATGTCTTTAGTAATGATCCTACCTTCGATGGGCGGGACGGAACTATACCATTGATCAACCAAACCAAAGAACGCCCCATCCTTTTCTCGGCTCCGATGGTGCGCGCCATTCTGTCCGGCCAGAAGACAGTCACGCGGCGAGTGGTAAAGCCGCAGTACTGCGAAGGGCCGTGGTTCGTAAAGCCAGCGCTTGAGTCGCATCATGCTGGGCATAGTCACGACTGGTGGCTGCCTACCGGCCCCCAACCCTATGCAGCCCTGCCTAAATGCCCATACGGCAGACCCGGTGACCGTCTATGGGTGCGAGAGGCTTGGCAGGCTGACGCGCAGGTGAATGCTATCGCGCCGCGAGAGCTGAGCCACGGCGAGCCAATCCAGTACCCGGCAGATGGTTCCTCAAGGCAAATCGGATGCTCGATGATCACGCCAGGGAAAACTCGGCCACCCATTCACATGCCGAGATGGGTCAGTCGCATCCTGCTGGAGATCACCGACGCACGGGTCGAGCGCCTGCAAGACATTTCCCGCAGCGACATCCGGGCGGAAGGATTGGAATGCCCGCCAGAACTGGCGCAGGAAGACGCATTGCCCAATTATCGCGACTGGTATCCCGCCGCATGGCGGGATCTGTGGGAAACAATCAACGGTGCCGACTCCTGGAGCAGCAACCCATGGGTCTGGGTCGTCGAGTTCAAGCGCATGACGCCATAGTCCTACCGCACCATGAAAATCAGCTCAACACTGTCAGTCATCGCCATGCCGTACTTGAGCCGGCCCAGGTACTGCTCGTGCATTGAGTAGACCCGGTCATTGATGATTCTGAAAATCATCGTTGTTTCCGACCAGATATTGCCGTCCACCGCCCGCCTGCCGAGCCTGGCATTGCGCGGACCGCAAACCTCATCCGCCGTTGTGGTGCATTCCATGACCTCTCCTTGGTGCCGCCCCAGCTCCTGCTGGCTGCGTGGACCATAGCAGTGATTGGTAGCACCTGCCGGATATCCCCTTTCCATTTATAGCCTGCCGGTGATCTGCGGGCGAGGACTGCGCGTGAATATTTACCGACATACGTTCACAGCCGTCTGCCCATCAGACGGTGACACGATCATCTACCAGCTGGAAATACGCTCGCTGGTGGTGATCATGGTCGAGCACATCAAGACAGCGACAGCGCTCATCAGGTCTGGGTATCAAGAACGCATTGCCGACGAGTTGTCGGAACGCTTCGGCGGTGACCAGACGATGATCGCCACGCACCAATGTGTGGAAATCGAGACGGTGAGGCTAAGCGGATGATTCATTACCACGGAACGCCAGTTGGCGGTAAGCGTGAGGATGCCGCGAAGTTTCTGGCCGGACGTCATGCTCTGGTTCCATTCCCGCGCCAGGACGACATGGGCATCGTTGCCGATGCCTGCAAGTCGTTTGTGTTCGACAACGGCGCTTTCTCGGTCTGGAAGATAGGCGGCCAAATGAATGTCGATGGCTACACTCGATGGGTAGAGGATTGGCACCGCCACCCAGGATTCACATGGGCGTTGATCCCTGACGTGATCGACGGCGATGAAGAGGCCAATGACTCGCTTGTTCGACAGTGGCCTGAGGAGTTGCGAGGCGTACCTGTATAGCACTTGCATGAATCGCTCGATCGCTTGCAGCGACTGGCAAGGTGCTGGCGAACGGTTGCCATTGGCAGTTCGGAGTAGTGGTCAACGCCAGGAACAACCCCGTGGTGGAAGCGAATGGCATCTGCAATGGACGCCATCTGTGACGAACACGGGCGGCCAGCCTGCAAGCTTCACGGCTTGCGGATGTTGGACCCGGCCATTTTTCAATATTTGCCTTTTGCGTCGGCCGATTCGACGAACGCCGCGGTGAACGGCGGAAGCATTAGCCGATTCGGCATGTACGCCCCGCCAACTGCAGGGCAGCGTGCCAACGTGATTGCAGATCGAATCGAGGCACACAACAGTTCTCCTATCTGGCAACGAGAAGCCCAGGCCGAAATGGCCATCTGAATAACCCCTTCCGCCGCCCAGCGCGGCCCACACTCATTTCAATATCTAACAAGGGCGGTCCTGAGCGGGCTGCAGGAGCTACTGATGGACGAAATTCACTTTCTGTCGCACGAAGAGGTATGCACCCTAACCGGTGCCAAAACGAAAGTCGGGCAAATAACCGTGTTAAAGCGAAACGGGATTCGGCACACGATCAAAAAAAGTGGTTGGCCGTGCGTCATCGCATCGGCGCTGACTGGCGAAGCCGTGACCACCACAACTTCAGACAAACCTAAATGGCAGCCACGGCTGGTGGGATAAATGGGAAGAAACCCGATTAATCCCGACAGCGTCACACGCCTCAGAAAGCGTAAACAGCGCAGCGGGGTCGTCTATTACTACTACGACATCGGAGGTTCACCGCGAAAGGAAATCCCACTTGGCTCTGACTATGGCATGGCGATCGTCGAGTACGCCAAGCTGGAAAAGAGCCGCACATCCTCGGCTCTCGTACAGCAGGTACTGACCTTCGGGTATGTCGCGGAAAAGTACATGGCTGAGGTCGTGCCCACCAAAAGCCCGGCAACACAGAAAGACAATGCCAGGGAGCTGAAGCAACTTCTGAAGTTCTTCGACGATCCGCCAGCACCGCAGGAAGCGATCGAACCTCAACACGTCGTGCAGTACCTGCGCCAGCGAGGCAAGTCGGCTCCTGTCCGAGCAAACCGGGAGAAGGCGCTACTGAGTGCTATATGGAATTTTGCGAGTAGCGCTGGCTACACGGCGCTGGCCAACCCATGCACGGGCGTCAAGGGCCACAAGGAAGTTGGGCGAGACCATTACATTGAGGATGAAATGTTTGCCCTAGTTTACAGCCATGCGGAGCAACCTCTACGCGATGCTCTGGACCTGTTCTATCTGACAGGGCAGCGGATTGCGGACACGCTGAAAATGGATGAGCGCGATATACGCGACGGCCGACTATGGGTTCGGCAAGGCAAGACGAATGCAAAAAGGAGGATTGAAATTACAGGTGAGCTGAAGGTGGTCATTGACCGCATTATGACCAGAAAGGAAGGACACAGGATCCGCACGTCTAGGCTGATCGTTATGGATAACGGCCAGCCCATGACGAGCAGTATGTTGCGGGGAAGATTTGACGCGGCACAACACTGTCACACCTTCGAGCTTGAATGA